CTCGCGTCGTTCAGGGTGATGATGCCTCTGTCGATGAGCTGCGCTGATACGTTCAGCTTGTCCGCGTTCGTCATATACTGGAGCCGGTTCGCCGTTGCCATGACGATGTTGCCCTGCGTCTGCTCCCTGAGGGTGAAGAGCATCTTCGTCATGACCTCCGAGAACTGGATCGCGAACGGTTCGATCGCGCCTTCGTAGAACGCCGCCCACGCGTCGCCGTAGGCTTTGTTCTGGAGGATGTCCTCGTTCACGCCGAAGTACGTGTACACATTCGCCTTGATCGCGTTCATCTGGTCGGCGTCTACCACCCACGGCTTGACGTCGATCTGCTTGATGTCGTGGTAGGTGTTCGGGAATAAAAGAAGCCCGCCGCCTTCCGCGTCCCTCGCGAAGTTCGTGGCTGTAAATCTCTTCCGTTCTTTCGCGAGATCTTCGTCCTTCGTGAAGTTCCCAACCTGTGCCATGAACCGGTAGGTCGCGGCGCTCTTGACGCCCTCCTCGATGCCCTGATTCTGGATTGAGATCAGATCCATCGTCGGGAAGAGCGCGTGGTTCGACTCTCCGAAGAAGTCGTTCCGGTACTGGAACTTCGTCATGATCCCGCAGTACGAAAGCTCGATCGCGGCCTTCTCGCCCCAGCCGAACTCGTAACGGAGATACGGCACGTCGTTGTACTGCACGACCTCGCACCTCTGCGGGATCGGCGTGTACACCCCCGCCGGCTCGCCGTAGTCGTCATAGACCGGCACGATGAACGCCGTGTTGTGGATGTCCAGGATCGTGGAGAGCCGGTAAAGAAACTGATCCCACGTCTGGAACTGGTTCGGGCCGTGCTTCAATTTGCTGTGGAGTGCCGGCCTCGCCGCGCCCTGGATCTCGACCTTCAGCTTCGAGATGTGCGTCGCCCTCGCGTTGATCGCCGCCCGGATCAGTTCTGTCTCGTATACTTCCCCGGTCCCTTTGGTGAACCTCGGAGTATACCCGTTGAGCATTTTGTAGCCGCCCTCGAACCTAATCGGCTCTTTTGGACGGTTCTTGAAGAGTGCATCGAAGAGTCCCATGTTAATCCTCGTTCTTGAGCTGGTCGCCGATCTCAGCGAACCACTTCTGTCTCACCGTCATGGCATCGAGCAATGATGCCGCGCCATCTATGTGGGCTGCCGGTGAAAGTTTGATGAGTTTCCCGCGTCCCCGCTCCGTGCTCATCTTGATCGCGCTGTTGAGCAAGTGTATTTTGAGGAGGTCGTTGTCCCCGATGTGGATCCGACCGTCTTCTAATAGCCCCTGTGTTTCCTGCATCACTCCGTAGAGGTTCTCGCCCTGGTACACGTCATCGACCTGGAAGCCGTATGCCTGCAGGTCCTGGACGAGATACTGCGCGGAGTATCTGTCGTAGCCGACTTTGAGCGGCAGGATCTTGTATTCCTCCACCAGTTCCCGGAACCAGTTGAAGCAGTCGTGGTAGTCCACGAAGTTGTCCCCGGACGGCTGAAGGATGCCTCTCTGCACGTACGCCCAGTACGGGATCCCGTCCCTTTGTGTCGCCTCGTCGATCTTCTCCGCAGGGAGGAAGAACTTCGAGAACACGTAGAGCTCGCCGTTCTTCTCGATCACCACGCAGCAGCTCGTCAGGTCCCGCGTCTGCGAGAGGTCGATGCCTCCGACACAATAAACGTTCTTGAAGTCCTCAAGTTTTAACTGAGGACCGCAAGCCTTCTCCACCACGATCGAAGGCAGCCACGCGAGCGAGGAGTTCTGCTTGATGCAGCAGTACTTCGTCAGGAACTCCGCCTTCTTGGAAAGTGACCCTTCCGCGATCGCGATCTCCTCGAGCATGAAATCGACCGAGACCGAGACGCCCAGGTTCGGGTTGCTCTTCCGGAGCTCGTTGATGTCGTTCCACTTCTCGACGTCGTCGATCATGTACAAGAAGGGAAGCAGCTTCGACTCTTTCGAGTCGCCCATCAGGAACCGCGTCGCCCTCTTCACCAGCTCGTCGTAGATCGAGTCGTTGATGTACCCGGAGGTCGTGCAGGAGAGCAGTATCGGCGGATTGTCGCCCATCTCCCTCGCACCCATAGCGGACTTCATCACTTCGTACTGGCGGAGACCCTTTTCTCCTTGCCATGAAGCTATTTCATCGCAGATCGTGAGTGACGGGTTGAAACCGTCAGACTTCCGATCGGAAAACGCGATCTTTTTTACCACGCTGTTCTTGGCGGCGATGTAAAGGTCCGTGTTCCTGTGCTTCGGAAGCTCGGAGTCGTCAACCGTCTTCCGCTCGTGGTACTTGATGCCGGCCTGCACCTTTTCCTTCAGCTTCTTGTAATCCGGATCCAGTACAGTCTGTTGCCACACAGAGTCGTAAATGATCGCCGTCTGGTCCAGTTTCGGAGCGAGGCAGAATATCCTCGTCCCGAATCCGCCCTCGTGCCACTCGTACTTTGCTATGGCTGATGCGAATTGTGTTTTTCCGTTCTTTCTCCCGACCACGAGAAGGACCTCTCGATAAAGCCGCTTCCCGTCCGTGTCGGTGATTCCGTATATGATGGACAGCGCCGCCTTCTGCCATAAAGCCAAAATAAAAGGACCCGGTGCAAGCGGCCCCTCGGTGTGATAGCAGTGTGCTTCTATCCACGTTATAACTTCTGTTGGCTTCTTCGGGTCGTACAGCAGTCGCCCAGAAGCTATTCCTTCAGCGATATGGTCGTAAAGTAGTCGGATCCATTTCCCGACTATCTCCTCGCCGCTGTCTATCTTTTGGCGATACTCTTCGATGTAGTTCATCAGCTCACCACCCTTGCGCGTTTCAATGTGTTGCAGTAATGGTGAGCGAGTTTCACGTTATCCCATGTATGCGTACCGCCTCGGCTTATCGGATAAACGTGGTCGATTGACGGATAATCATATCCGACTATAAAGCTTCCGTTCCGGTCCTTCTGGTAATCGTTGTAGTCACAAAGACCTCCGCAGATATAACAAACGCCGGAGTCCCTCTCGTAGAGTTTTTCCAGCGTTATTGTTAAGTCCTTTACTGCTATATTACTGATGCGGCGATCGTGTCTTCGGTTTATCGCTCTCTTCCTGCACTGCTCGGAGCAATACTTTCCAACCCCGACATATAGATTGCCGCATTGTTCGCATGTTCGGAACGTTATCTGCGTATACTGTTTACGATCAATCCGCTCCAGTCTCCTCTGCTCACGTTCCATCTTGAGGAGCCTTTGTTTCTCTTCCGCTGCCCGTTTTCTCTCACGTTCAGCACAGATCGGGCACTTTATTCCTTTCTTGTGCCTTATAGTGACCGAGCTTTTCTTTACGACTGTACCGCAAGGCTTATGCCTGAGCGTCATAAAACCATCGCTCGCTGTAAATCCGTCTACATATTCCCAGCCAGGATAGTTATCCTCAACAAATTGCCGCTGCTTCTCGACCCGCTCATCGAGGCTTCCATGTTGAATGGCAACGGCCTTCTGTTTCCCGAGTGCGATAGACCGCCGTACCTCATCTTCGGCGAATGGCATTCCTATAGCATCTACAATATGTCTAATCTGGCTTGGATCCAGTCCAGTCTTCTCCGCTATCTCTACGCAGCAATTCCCCTCTTCCCTGAGTTCCTTAACAGTCCTCTGCAAAGGTGTTAACTGCCTCGGTAGATTTGCCTTTCTCCAAATCTGATTGACGGTCCCTCTGTTCCGTCCAAGCATCTCTGCGACATCCTTTGCGCTATAGCCCTGCCAATACAATGCTATAACTTCGCCATAGTCATCCGAGCACTTGTACTTCCCTCTTGGGATCCGTATGCCTTCCTTTACGCCAAGCTTTCGAACGTATTCCCGGTTCATCCCGGTTGCGGCTACCGCATCGTCCAGTGACCCGCCGTTGCGGATAATTTCGACTGCTTTCTGGCGAGCCTCAGCTCTCCTAACTACAATATTTCCCATGTTTACCGCCTTTCGTAAACGCCTTAATATTAAAACGGCGAAGAAACAGGTAAGGCATCCTGCTTTCGTGTAGCTATCACTATCTTCGCCGCTTTCAGCCGATCATGCGAAAAATCGGAGAGAAAGC